TCGCCAAACCTCATCTTGCAGGCGCGGACCAAGCCGCTGCAGTCGTCCTTGGCCGGATCGTCCGTCGGCTGATCGTTGATGTCCGCCACCGGTGGGCCGTTATAGGTGCAGTAGGGGCCGCGATATCCGCCCCTGAGTATCCAGCTGCAAAAAGGCAGGCACTGCCGGCCGGGCAGCTGCTCACCGTTCAGATCGATCGCGGTGGTCAGCTCGAACTCGATGGTCTCGAAGTCCTCGGAGACCTTGCGCTCAATGAACCAAACCTCGTCGGGGAAATGCTCTCCGGGATCAGCCGTCGGGTTCCCGCCTGGGAAGTTCGCTGCATCCAAGTACTTCACCAGCGTCTGCCGGCGGATGAGGCGCGCACCCGCGAGGTCATCGAACAGCAGGCACAGGGCACCGATGCGGCCATCGATGTTGCTGACGCGCAAGCGCGGGTTCGGCGGCTGGTCGCTGGTTCGTTCGAATCCTGTGGCTTCTATCGGCCAGGCGCCGTACTCCTGGCCCTGCCACCAGATCACACCCGACTGCAGGTGCTGGTGGAAGAACAGCTGGTCCGCGCCGAAGCTGCTGGCGTCAAGCTCGTAAACGGTGACCCGGCCGCCCGGTTCGAGCTGCTGAGCATCGGCGGTGATCATGCTGGCTGCTCGGGCGCCGGCTCAGTTTCAGCCGGATCTGCGAGGCACGCCTCCAACGCCAGCAGCCGAGCCTGTAGCACAGCCTCTCGCTGGCAACCCTCCTCATGCGCTGCGACCAAGTACGCGATGAGCTGATCAGTCGCCCATCCGGCGTACTGCCCATCAATAACGTCCTCAATGATCACTTCAGGCGTGTGCTCGCGCATGGCGTCGTCGGCCATAACAAATGCGCGATCGAGGCCATCAGGATTGAACTCTTCCAAGTACCTGCCGATGCGAACGTTCAGGCCTCGCAGAGCCTCGGTAGCACCGACGACAGGGCGGAGACTTTGTGGATCCTTAATCGCGGGGTCTGAGCCACCGTTGACGAAACTACCCGGCGCAGTTGCATTTCCGTTCTGGTTGAAATTGAACCGAGATGAGCCTGCGATCAAGGCAATGGAGTTGTCTTTTGTGAATTGAACCAGCGAGATCGTCTGCCCATCGACGTACCTACCAATGCGCCAGTTGAAGTTTGCCCAACCGTTTCCAGAGGCGTCATCGCGATAGTAGTGCGCCTGAAGAACGTCAGAATTGTTCCCAGGGTTCGCCGCGACGTACAGCGGGAAATGCCCTTGATACTGACCTGATGCAATCGCGCCCGTATTTATCCTAAGCTGATTTGTATTCAGAACCGACGTGGTTGCAGTTGCAGGCAAGGCCGCATTAGCTGTGGCCTGTGCCGTAATTGCTGTGGACTGAGCCGCGCTGGCGTTAGCAGAGGCTGATGCGACGCCGGTGTACAGCTCGGCAAAGTTGAGATTGCACTTCTCGAATGCTGTCGGCGCTGGGTCGCCCATCGGCGGATTGGTATCGATGACTTGGCGTGCCATAGCGGTTCCTTACGGCTGGAAGGTCTGTTCGAATGTCGCGCTCAGCGTGAAGACGCCATTGCCGTGCGCGGTGAGGTTGTAGGACTTGCAGAGGTACAGCCCCTGCACCCCCAGAGGAGGCGTCCACAGGAAGGAAACGCCGCCTTGTCGTGCGCGCAGGAATGCAAGAGCGGGCCCGACCTTTGCTTCGCGTCCGACAATGGAAATCGGCCACTGCTGACTCTCGTTGTTGAGTCCTTGCGGGATTGTCTGCCTGTAGCCGTCGCCGAACTTGGCTTGCGCCACGTCGAAGGTCCCGGTGCCGGTGGTGTCGGTGCGGACGCACCAGGTGAAGATGTCTGCCATATCAGCGCGCTCCCGCCGCCGATAGCAGGCCGCCAGGCTTCATTTGCTGAACCATTTCCTTCTTCACCAGGTTGCTAACCAGCGTGCCGAGCTGCTGACCGAGGCGGTCGCTGCTCCCGCTGGTTGTGGTCTGCGCGCCGCCATCGGTGACCGTGACGTTCGTGATGACGGTGACCGGCGCACCGCCGGCGCCGGCCGCCGTGGATGCCTGCATGCCGACGGTCACGGGAACGATTGAGCCGGCGTCGCCGGGGATCAGGTACGACTTGCCACCCTGCTGGAACAGTTCCGGCCGACCACCCTCGCCGACCCGGTACACGTTGTCCCCAGCCACCGGTCCGCCACCGGCGCGGCCGCCGCCGTATGAGCTGATTGCGCTGCCGATGGCGTTGATCCAGCTGGAGCCGCCGCCGCTGTAGCTCGATGCCCAGTTCCCGATCATCTTGAAGATCTCAGCCGACGCCGCCTCCGCCGCCATGCGCTTCAGCGAGTCGGCGAAGCCCTTCACCATCCCATCGAACCCATCCTCGAACGGGTCGAACAAGAAATCGGCGAATGAACTCTGCATATTGCGGGCGGCCTGATCGGCGAACACCGACATCGAGTCGGTCGCTTCCTTGGTCTTGCCGGCCATGGAGTCGATGCCGTCGCCGTAGATGGCTTTGTAATCCTCCATGGCGTCGATCACCTGCGCCATGTTCTGCAGGTTGGCCTTCTGCTCATTGCTGAGCTTCTGCAGCTCGCCGCGTTCGAGGTCGTATTGCACGGCCGCCGCCTGGCTGTCGCCATGCTCGAGCAGGTAGAGCCGCCGGTCCATGCTGGTACTGAGCGAGTCGTAGGACTTCGCCAGCGCCTCGGCAGCCTTCTGCTCCTCGGTCATCCCCTCCTTCTTCGCCTTGGACGCCCGCTTTGACTTCTCTGCGCTCTCACCCCACAGGGACTGCAGCTTTCCTTCCCACTCTGCAGCACGGCGCAGCTGCTCGGTTTGGTCCTTGGTGGCTTGGATCTCGTCGGCGGTCGCTTGGGTGCGCCGACCCCGCGGCCCGCTGCGGGCGCCCTCGGGGATGCCGAGGGGGCCAGCTTGCATCGCCTTCCAGCCCTTGTCGGCGAATTCTGTGCCCCGTTGGTAATCCTGGGCGAACGCTCCCCAGCCGCCGCCCTGCGTGCCAGGCAGTCCGCTGTACTGGCCGGTGACGAGCTTGACTACCGCGTTCCCCTGCTTCTCGACCGCTACCAAACCACCGCGGAGGCGGTCAAGCCAGCTCTCCACAACCCCGAAGATCTCTGCTGCTTTGCCAATCTCCTGGAATGCACTGGCGATGGACGCTGCGATGTCGCGGACGCCGCCGCCCTCTCTGGCAATGTCTACAAGCTGCGTGGTTAGGTCGGTCAGCGTCGGCAACAGGTCCGCTGCCAGCTGGGTGAACCAGCCCTGCGTCGCGGCTCGAAGGTCGTCGACGCGGTCGTTGAACTCGGCCGCTGCTCCAGCCGTCTCGGCGTCGATCACGATACCGAGGGACCGGGCACGTTCCTCCATGGTGCGCAGTCCGTCCGCGCCCAGGCTCAGGAACTCCAGGAACTCGGCGCCGGACTTGCCGAATAGCTGCATCGCCAGCGCCGTCTTCGTCGTCTCGTTGCTGATGCCCGCGAACCGGTTCTGCACCTCCGGCAGCAGGTCCTCGAAGCTGCGAAGGTTTCCGGCCTGGTCTTTGACCGAGATACCCAGCGCCTTGAAGGTCTTGTCCGCCTCGCTGCCGGCCTTCGACGCATCGGCGATGTTCTTGGAGAACTTCGGGATGATGCCGACCAGCGATTCAAGGTCGGAGCCGGTCATCTTCGCCGCGTAGCCCCAGCCCGAAAGCGTCTCGGTCGAAATGCTGAACCGGGCAGACAGCTCGTCGATGCGGTCAGCGGCGTTGATCGCGTTGGTGAGGCCGGCAATTGCCGCGTCGACGCTGGCGATGGCCGCGATCGCGCCTCCCACCACGCTACCCACCGCGGTGAACCCAGCCACGATCCCCTTGCTGACGCCGGCGGCCGTGCGCTCCAGCCCCTTCATGGACTTTTCAGCGCGCTGGGTGTCCGTCACGAACGACCCGGTCTTCATCAGCAGGTCGACGACGATGGAGCCGGCAGTTGCCATCAGATCAGCCTCTCGGTGGTTTCAGGC